TCATATGTCCTAGCTTACTGGCTTTTTCATTTGTTTAGTCTTCTAGTTCTGAGATAAGACGCTCAAGATACCAGCGGGCTTTCTTTAGGTCTTCTACGGGTTTCTGCTTGAGTCTCCAGCGATGTAGATATTTCTTGCAGTTCCCTTCCAGAAAACCAAGGAAAGCTTCGTAGGGCATATTGTCCTTTAGGTAGTCAATACATTCTATCTCACCGTGAGTATAGTGGTTTGGATTCTCTACTGCATAACTTGCATCAGAGAAGGTAGGAGGGTCATAGGATGCCCTTGAGTCAATCTCTTGCTGTACTTGGTTCATATCGTGTTCCCAATCATCATACTTTTTCAGGGTTTCGTTGTAGCACCACATGCTATTTTTACGATTAGCAAAAGCTACAAAGGCATGATCTTCTGTAACAGATAGCACAGTACCCGCACCAAGATTATCCGTTGTAAGGGTCGAGACTACAGCATCACCAACCTTAAAGACCATTAGAGATTCTCCTCATAAAACGCTTGTATCCACTGCTTACATACATCACTTCTTACGATGTCGTCAACAGTAAACTCAATGACAGGGATGTCCATCTGGTACTTCTTAGCTAGGTGGATTGCTTTAGATAGTCCAGACTGTTGCTTGATGTCAGACTGTCGGATGTCCCCAGAGAGTACAAAGGTACAATTTTCTCCAATCCTTGTAGTCAACATCTTTAGTTCTTCGATAGTCAGGTTCTGGGCTTCATCGCAGATAACAAAAGCGTCATTGAAGGATGATCCTCTCATGTACTCTAATGCGGCCATACGAATGTTACCATTCTTGACACTTGTCTCAACTACACCCTTCCCCATCTGCTCCTCCATGACGCTAAGGAGAGGCGATAGCCAAGGGGCATACTTCTCATTCATGTCACCGGGAAGGGCACCCAGAGACTTACCTACAGACACTGCTGGCCTAGTCAGGATGATCTTGTCGATCTTACGTCCAAGATAGAGGTTGCAAGCAAAGGTGACTGGAATCCAAGTTTTGCCTGTTCCACTTGGGCCTAGAGCGATAACCTGATTGCTTTTCTTTAGGGCATCTAGGTAGGTGCGCTGATTTTCATTACGGGGGAGGATTGGTACAAGTTTACCTACAGACTCTTCCTCTGCACCCTTGTACTTCGTTACCCGCTTACCTCGTGGCTTCTCAGCAATCATTTGTCTAACTCCTCTAGGTATTTGTAGAGTTCAGCGCAGCCACCTACATACTTCTTATCATGCCAAATCTGAGGGACAGTCTTTAGCCCTGCCTTGTCTATGAGTTTAATAAGCATTGGGTGTTCTGTGTAGAGAAAGGCCGTTATGGCCTCCCCCCGATTATTAAGTGCTTCCTTGGCTCTATCACACCAAGGGCAATCATCACGAGTGAGGATATAGAACATGGTTCTTAGGTCAAGTCTACAATTTCGCAACTTCCCCCAGAGCAAGCAAAAGTACTTGTACCTTTAGAAGTGTCTTCAGTCTCATACTCACTCAGTTTGGACCAATCAATCTTTGCGGGCATAACAGACAAAGCCTCTAGGTACTCTCGTTCAGTACACTCTTGGTAGGGTGCTTGAAGGTAGGTATGATCCGAACTTGGTAGGAAGGACACACCAGACACCTCATCGAAGTATTTATAAACCCAAGCACCAACTTCAAGCCATTCATGGTCCCGGACTGTGATTGTCACGGAAGGCTTATGCTCACACCAATGGCGCTGATATACCAACCACAACTCTAGTTGTTCAATAGCAGTCATGTCGTTACGAGTAACTGCGCCTACAGGAGAATTCATGGGGAAACTAAAGACAGTGGTACTGTCGGGCTTCATGACATCCGGCTCACTCGGGATACCTTGATCCTTCATGAACTGTGTCAGGGGGTCTTTGTTGTCACCCCTTACGGTGCGGATGTAGTATAGGCTATGGCGAGCATGAATACCAGAAGAACTATCAACAAGCTGAGAGACTGTTCCGGATGGTTTGTTGCAAGTGATAGCAGTAGAAACAGGTATACCCAGACGAGCAGCCCAATCAGCGTTAGTGGTAATAGCAACATTCTTCAGACGCTCCAAGATTTGATGAAGATGAAGCCCACAAAGACTAACGGCACTGGCATCGTTAGTGAGCATCTTGTTATCCATTACCCCAGTCAACGACACACCCAAGAGACGTTCGGCTTCAGTATTATCTTTCCAAATCTTACGGAGATAGGGGAAGTGGGTGTAGGTAGACTGGATAGTACCAAGGATTGTAGCCAGTTTTACTTTCCGTTCCAAGTCCTCAAGTGTATCCGTAGCTCGGACCACGACCTCTGTGAGGTTACAGAATTGATAAGGACGAAGAATTATCTCCGAGCAGGGATTCGTGCCAAACTCATAATTTGCATCCCGGCGTCCATTCTTTGCTGCTTGCTTCTTACTGGCAACACGAGAGAAGATACCACGCTCACCTGACTTGCTTTCGACCAGAGACAGCCATTCACGCATGAAGGTTTCCATATCGGGCTTCTCGGTGTAGGCTACAGAGTTATTAGACAAGGCACGTTGCTTATCCTTCTCCCACCAGTTTCCAGACTTGGCATGTCGCATACGATCATCTGACAGGTTAGACAGGGAGATCATAGCAGAGCGGCGTACACCACCAACTACAACAACCTCACCAATCTTGCACATCAGATCATGGCACTCAATAGAGGAGAGCCTACGTCCCTTGGCATTGACGAAGGTATTAACAGTGAAGTTGAACAACTCTACCAGAGGGGCAGGACCAGAAGCACGGCCACCAAAGGTCTTGAGTTTAGCACCAGCAGGACGTACTTTAGACACATCCCATTGGGGAATCTCACCAGCATACAGCAAGCTAATGAGTTGACGTAGTGCTTTAGCCCAACCTTCTTTACTGTCTTTGACTACAACGATAGTCTCACTCTTGAACATCTGGTCGGGTACTTCTGGGAGCTTACTGATGTACTGACGCTCTACAGAGAACCCCACACCTGTACCACAGAGCAGGATGAACATAGCCTCATCAAAGGACTTGGGGTCATCTACAGGAAGGTAGGAGCAGTTGTAGCCAGCAGTATTGTCACGCTCCAGAGCAGGACCAGCCGTCATTAGTGCTCTCATTGAGGGCATGACTTCAAGGTTAAGAATGGCGTCAGCGATTCCCGAAGCAGTATTGTTAATTTCGGGGTCATTTCTGTCCAGCCTTTTATCTACAACATTGATCATGTAGCGGCCAACAGTCTCCCCCCAGTTCTCACGACGATTCTCAGAGTCAATCCAACGGGCATAACGCGAAGTTGCGATGAAGGACTGATAGTCTGTAGGCAGGTAGTTATTCATATTGTTCTTTCTTTAGGTTCTTTTAGTCTGTGATGATTGCAACACGGTGGGCTTGAACCACAATCCTATTTGTAGTCACATCAGCCTTGGCGCATAAGGGGTTCTGGATAGACCATTGCACCAACACGACAGGTACAGTCTTGTCCTTGATAGTTTCTAGCTTGTTGATCAACTCTCGTACTGTCATTTGCCATAGACTTTAGTAAGGTAATGCATACCCAAGACAATGACAAAGGCCGCAGTAAGTGAAATCCAGTAGGGGCTAAGCACCCACCACCAAGACCAAGCAATGTAGCCTGTCAGTTTCAACCCAATGAAGAGGAGGGTCAAGAAAGGGATAAAGAACTTCATTTTACAAGGTCCTCCAAGGATACTTTCGGATAGGCTTTGTTCTTTTCGATCTTACCATCTGCTCTACGCTTAATGGTACCATCAGGTTGGTACATACGCCCCATGTTGTTCTCATGGACACGCTTTAGGGCTTCTTCTACGTCCCACCCACGAGCATTAGCATAGCCGTAGATGACATACAAGAGGTCTGCTAGTTCTTTCAGTTCAGCAGCAGGGTTGTAGTCTTCCCCAGAAGTATTTAATCCTGACCCAGAGGCAATTAAATTTAAGCCACACTCTGTCTCTGTGTACCACTCTCCAAACTCCTCATCAATGAGCCTGTCATAGAGTTTCACATCAGGGACTTGACCACTTACTTTAGCGTACTCTTTAACCATCTCTGTAGGTGTCTTACGGGGTTCCATGTCACGAGGGTCCCAGTACTTTAGTGTTTCCAAGTCAATCAGTTCCATCACTTGCTTCTTCCTTTGAACACGGTTTCTTGTTGGATTGAATGCTGCGGCCAGAAGTACCAGCAGAAGTTATCTACACTGGCATGGGGACTGTCCTTGATCCACTTCAGTCTCCCTATGGACACAACCTTAGAACACCTACGCATAGCCTCACCGAAGTAAACATTGTGCATCAGGTCAGCAGGTAGCAGCAACCAAGTAGGTTTCAAGGTAATGAAGTGGTCTAACATAGGCATCAGGATAGTTCTAGTGAAGGGCGGATTGGTCACAATCAAGTCGATACCCTCTAGTTGCTCTTTAGTCAAAGACAGAGCATCCATAACTTTAGAGCTAGAAACTGTATCTCTAATATCACTGCGCCATTGGCATATAGCTACATCCATCAGAAGGTCTTCCAAGTCCCCATTACCGTAGCAAGGTTCTGCATAAGTCTTACCCCTAATGAAAGGGATAAGGGGTTCTACTGCTTTAGGGTCTGTCGTGGCATAGAAGTCCTTGGCTACCTTTGGGAAGTCCGAACGTTTACCCATCTACCAAGTTCCTATGTAGGTGAAGCCCAAGCCCTTGGACAATAGGCCAGTAGACAGAATTGCCTACTTGCTTAAGTCTGTCCACCCTTCCGGCAAGTCGAACATCCATTCCGCGAAGCAAGGGTTGAGGGATACTATCGGATCGTCCGAAGGGGTTACTGTAGATGCGCTGCAAATTCGTCTTGCGACCCTCCCACCCTTGTCCAGACGTGCCAATACACTCCAACGACTTGAGTCTTTCCCCTCTGAAGCTGCGACTGTGGGCAATGATCCATATGCGGTCCCGTTGGTGAGTGGCACCAAGGTGGGAAGCTGGGATACAATGCCATTCTGCATCATACCCGACCTCATGGAGGTCTTGAAGCACTCGGTCCAATCCTCTATTGCGAAGGGCGGAGACGTTTTCAATGATAACCCCTTTTGGTTTGATTTCTTGGATAAGCCTCTTGTAGTGCTTCCAATAGCCAGAACGTTCTCCTTCTATACCAGCACCTTTACCGGCCAAGGAGATGTCTTGACAAGGGAACCCACCAGTGATCACATCAACCTTGGTAAAGACTGTCAGTCCATCCAAGTCATCATGCAAGATACCACCTTCAAGGTAGACAAGGTTTGCAATATCAGAGAACTTAGGTACACTAGGCCAATGCTTGTTTAGCACAGACTGACATTTCTTATCCCACTCACAGAAAGCAACTGTCTCATACAAGTTAGTCTTTTCTAGACCATACGAGAAACCACCAATACCAGAGAACAAGTCCAAGACCTTTAGTTTACCCATAGATTTCTTGTAGCCTCTTCATAGATACAAACTCTGGTTCATAGACACCGTTATCAAGTTCCCGTTTGATAACTACGCCCTTCCACCACTCACTGTTTGCCTGACCAGCCCAGCTTTCCTCTGCACCCTTAAAGCAACCAGCTACAAGACCAATGATAGGTCGAGGGTGGGCAGAGTCCTTGAAGTATAGACTACGCTTATGACTGTGACCACAAGTAGAACTATGGTTCCTATTAGAGATGATACTATAGGCATGGTGCATCCCTGATGTAGCTGTACCATAGTTACCAGAACTAAAGTAGTGCGAATAAGAGACACCATCATAGTCAGCTACAGCAGGTGCTGAGTTGTGATACTCATGATACTCATCAAACCAGTGATCAGTCTGTAGATGTTTGAACGAGATGCCAAACTTGGAACCCTCTAGTCGGGGGTCTTGTGCTATAGCCTTCTTGATCCTGTTCTCATGATTACCCTCAAACCCAATGTATGCAGGTTGCTTTCGCTTATAATAGCGGAACTTCCAGCGCATACGTTCCATTGCATCATTGTAGTGTTCGATGTCTGCTTGGTAGGATTGAGATACAATGGCTTGAGGGTATCGTGTGTCATAGGTGTTAAGGGAACGCATATCAGCACCATCCCCCAAGTCAAACACATAGTCAGGCTTGAGATCATACAAGAACTCACCCAACCAACTAAACCTCTCATTGACTACAGAAGGGTCAGTGTGGGCACAAGAGAATACTACTGCTGTTTTACCTGTCATACGAAGATCACCTTTGGTTCTACGCTCTTGTAGAAGTGGTTGACAATATCATAGGCCTCATTGAAGTCTGCAAACCACAATGCAGTGTCCGACAGATCAGTCTCATCGTTCACAAGACACTTTACTTCCAAGAACCACTCACAACGTTCAGGAACATCCTCGTCGTCTGGGATACTATCACGATGGATAGGGCCTTCATTGACGTGGAAGATGGTGATTTTGGTCATCCCCAAGTCAGACATACGATCTTCAATCTCGTCGTCGATCCTCTGTTCTTGGAGTAGAAGGTAATCATCAGAAACCTTTTCGAATGCCTGATCAGACAATCTTCCAAACAAGGCTCCAAAGATAAAGAAGATGTAGTCTTTCATTCATTGATCCATTCTATTGTAGGAAGGTGTAGTCTTTCATCCCTTGGCCCATTATTTAGTTCAGAGTGGTAGAGATTGTCTACAAAATCCATTGTAAACTCTTTTCCGAGATAAAGTGCGGACCTTTTATTAAGGTATGTTCCATAAAACTCTGGTGTAACTCCCCCCCAAGCCCTGCACATTAACTCAAAATGTTTTCGGCAAGAAACCTGTACCTTCCCATCAAGGAAATGTTTTTCAAAGACATAGGTTGTAGACGCATCTAGGTAATAACAGTCTACCACCCCAACCCAATCTTGGAGGAGTTCTCCATAACGGGGGAAGGTGGTAGAATGATACCCGTCATCTAAATAATAGTCCCAGTCGCTTTGAGGGACATGGTATCCTTTTGAGCGACTCCCTTGTAGATAGTACCTCCAACCACGGGCCTTGAAGTATTCTTGTGCAAGTTTACTCATTTATCCAATCCTCTGGGATTACTTTATCAGACCACTTGAAACCGTACTGGTCACACCAAGTAGAGTATGTAGTTTTAGAACCTTTATAAAGTTTGGCCCTAGCATTAGAGAAGACGAACCTGATGTCCAACTCTGGGTGCTGCTTCTGGATCAGAAGATGTTTCTTACGATCCTCTGTCTTGAACAACCCCTTGGTTTCTATGATTATCCCATTAGGAAGCTGGAAGTCTACAGTGTACTTACGAGTTTCTGCTAGCTCATAGGGAACCTTTAGTTTCTCGTATTCGTAGGGAACCCCAGCTTCCTCTAGTTGTTTGGCAACCTTCTCCTCAAGGCCAGAGCGATAACCATTCTTGATGGCTCTTGCTCTTACGTTACTTACTCTGGAGGCTGCCACATCTGCCCCTCTTCCCTACGCAACCACAAGAGCCTAGCGTTCTCTAGGACACGTCCCTCGTCACCATCGTAGGCTTTAACTACAGCCTCATACAGTTCTTTCTCGTCAGTCAACCCTTCCAAAAGTTTATCTGCTTTCACAGGACCAACTCGGAGCAAACCTTTGATGTTATCTGCTGCATCACCAGTGAGGATTTGCTTATAGAAGAACTTTGTACCATCAGCAGGTTCAACAAAGGTCCACTCACCCTTTACGAAGTTGAAATGCCAGCAAGGTATCTGTAGCATATCCTTGTCGATAGATGCAACAACTGTCGTCTCAGGGTCATTCTTTGTGGCTTCGATAGCGATAGCATCATCTGCCTCTTGACCATTGATAACTACTCCCCGATAGTTGTCTACTAGATACTGCCTAGCAACAGGAAGCATATCAGGCTTAGGGGCTGACTTACGATTGCCTTTGTATTCAGCAGTCACAGCAATGTCATGACGAAAGTTATTCCTTCCCGTCAGATATGTTGTGTAGTCATCTCCATTAGAGAACACAAGAGTTTCCCCAATGATGTAGTCCATCAGGTCATCTATCTTAGCCTCTACTTCCCAAGGATAACCTAAGTCGCCTACAGAGAAGGCAGCCCTGTACGCGATGATGTCACCGTCCAAGAGCAAACGTTTGATTACGTCTGGTTTATCCATGAACGAGAGCCTGCCAGCTCACAGGATACAGTTCCTGCATTACTTTGTCGATTTGTTGTGCGACAAGTCGCGTTTCGTACTGAGTATCCTCTTTAAGTCGAAGAACGCACATATTAGCGAAGGCATCCATAGAACCTGACCAGTACCACTCTGTATACATTGATTGAGGCAGGACCATCCGTGCCATCTCTGGAGCTACACCATCATTGATGAGGAACTGGTAGTATCGGATTGCATCGGCATTCCAACCACCAATCTCTTTAGTGTTGTAGCTCTCGACTACACCATCAGAACCTTGCTTCTTATCCTTAGCCCTACCCCGCCATACATCAGGGACATAAAACTCGGGTTCACTATTGACATAGCGACGGCTAACCTCATTCATACGCAAGTATTCATGCTTGACTAACTGTCGGGCTACGAAGATGGGTGCCTTGATATGGAGGGATGCAAAGCAATGTCCAAAGGGAGAGTGGTGTTTGTGTTTTGCTAGATACTTGATGAGTTTTGTATCACTATCCTTTAGTTTACCCAAGCACTCGACTGGCTGTTGGCAACAATCATCTCCTAAGGGGCATTCTAGAACGCTCTTCTTGCCGAAGCTAACCCTAGCCGCATTAACAACGCTAAGGTCTGAACCCATATGGTCAACGTAGGTTGCGGTAATCACCGTGCAGTCACCACTTCTTCATTGTTGTCTTTAACAAACACAACTTGCTTGATGTAGGTATATCCTACGGCCCGTGTGAACTGCAAGATAAGTTCTGCAAAGTCCCCAAGGTACTCTACTTCATTCTGAGCAACACACACCTCGTTGTCGATACCAACGTCGAGTTCGTGTTTAGCGTACAAAGATACTTGCATTTACTTTACCCTAT